ACAATCCACAAACTGGATTGATTGACCCATCAGACCCAGCGTCCTCAACTGTGGGCAGTGATGGACTCAACACAGTGTCAACTATATACATGGCATTAGATGCAGTGTCCACATTTAAAAGTGGTAAATTCACACAAGAGTTACGCGGGACATGGGTCACATATGACAAAACTGAACAGGCACAGCCAACAGTGCGTGAAACCACAACACCAGTTGACAACACGGCTCGGGTCGCTCAACAAAGACAGCAACAACAAGAAACACGAAACAAAGCAGTGGCATCTCAACAGACTGGTTTGGCCAAAGGTGTGCAACAGATTTTGAATCCAGTTGATGTGCCGGCCACCGCGGCTGATGCTGAGTTACGTGGATCACCTGCCTATGTTGAAGCCCGTAAAGCAGGCAAAAATGATGTACAGGCATTGGCAGTTGCAAGAGCCGCTTCAGCAGCCGGTACAAATAATAATCAAGGCACTGCACTTCCTGGCATACGTACAGGACCACAGCGCATAGTCAAAGACGGCAACCCAGGATAAGGAACAACAATGGCAGAAAACCTAGAGCGAAGTTCAGGAAGATCAGAAAATTTTAAATTTGATCGCGGCGGTACCCCTGCTGAGATGGGACCGTTTGTGGGTGTGGTCAAAAACAATGTGGACAGCATTAGATCAGGGCGACTATGGGTTTATATTGAACAGTTTAGTGGCAACAACCCTGAAGACAATCCCAGCGGGTGGCGTCTAGTAAATTACCTGTCCCCATTCTATGGTGTCACAGAAAAAACCAGTACCAGTACAGGTCCAGGCACCTACCCAGGCAATCAACAAAGTTATGGCATGTGGTTCACAACCCCAGACATAGGCACACGAGTTTTGTGTTTCTTTGTCAACGGTGATCCCAGCCTTGGCTACTACATAGGGTGCATACCTGATCCCGGTGTTAACCGTATGATTCCAGCAATTGGCGCGGTGCCCAAGAGTGAGTATGTCACCGGCAACCAAGCACAAGCGGCATATTTTGCAAATTCACCGCAATTGCCAGTTACTGAAATCAATAATGAAAACAAACAACTTGATGAAAATCCCAGGTTCTATGATCAACCCAAGCCTGTGCATTCAGTACAGGCCGCAATATATTTCCAACAGGGACTGAACAACGACCCCGAACGTGGACCCATTGGCTCAAGCGCACAGCGAGAAAGTCCCAGCACAGTTTATGGTATATCTACTCCGGGGATACCCATCTATGCTGGGGGTCAAGATCCCAACACAATTCGTAAACAACTCAGCGAAGGTTCCGTAAAGCCACAAGACGTACAAGTAACCGGTCGCTATGGCGGACATACCTTGGTCATGGACGATGGAGACCTTGACAGTAACAATGCCTTGTTCCGTTTAAGATCGGCCAAAGGTCATCAGATCATGATGAATGACTCCAACGACTTTATCTACATCGCTCATGCCAATGGACAAACCTGGATTGAACTGGGAGTGGAAGGCACAGTAGATGTGTATTCTACTAACAGTGTAAACGTGCGCACAGAAGGCACAATTAATCTTCATGCTGACAAAGATATCAACATGTATGCTGGTGGCAACATCAGCATGAAGAGTGGCGCAGCCACCAATATAGGTGCTGTGACCACAATGAACTTGGCGGCCGAAGCAGGTATGACTTTGTACAGCACAGCCGCATTGGGTGTGCGTAGTGATGGCAGTTTGAGTCTGCAAGGCGCCTCAAGTTCTTGGCAAGGTGGAACAAAACTAGCACTCAAAGCGGGACGTATTGATCTCAATGGCGGATCGGCCAAAACAGTGACACCTCCCAAACTGTATCCCAAACGCACACTAGACGACACCAGTTTTAACAACAGCACTGGTTGGCAAGTTAAAACAGGTGCATTGGAAAGTATTGTGACACGAGCACCCACACATGAGCCCTATAAATATCATAACCAGGGTGTGAGTGTGGTGGTAGATTTTGTTGATGGGCAACCCACACCACCTCCCACTGCTGAACCAGTGCCCGCAGGATGGGATTTTCAAGTTAAATGAACGTTTTTAAGTTTATCACACCCACAGGCCAACCAATTGAATTAACAGGGCCAGCAGGATCCACCTACGATCAAGCCTTGGCTGTTTTTAATCAACAATCCTCAACTGGTAGTCTAACAGGATTACGTGCTGGTGATGTACTAAACAGTTTGGTACAGGCCAAAGGAGGACTTGCTACGGCTCTGAGTCAAGTGACATCATCAATCACACCCAGCACAATATCTCAAATTGGTGCGGCCATAACCAAGATACCAAATCTTCCGGTACTGAACCCCACCACAATATCAACGTTTGTTAACACACCGGTCTTGGCAGGTAGTGTAGTGGGACCACTATCAACTACACAGGTACAAGGCCTGTTGTCAAGCACAGCGGCGGCAGTAAATCAACCAGCCACAGAAGTTACAAATGAAAAGGGACTGGGCACTTACGGACTCACACCAGATCAATTGCAACAGGCCGGCCTAATCAAACCCGGCACAGCAGACTTGATCAATCAAGATCCTGCAAACACAGTCAGCATACTCAGTAGTCCCACTGTATGGACCGGTGAGGGCGGCGCAGAAAATCTTGATTCGGTATTGACCAACTCCACATTACAGAGCGCGGCACAACAAAGTTGTCTGGCCAGCAGTTACGATAACTTATCTGAATTAGGTGTGGTATCGGATACTAAAAATAATGTGTTCGGTTCCGACACAGATTTAGGTGCAGTGGTCAATAATGCGGCCAATTATGGTACTGGCGCAACCACAGCATGGTTGAATAACACAGTAGGTGGCAGTGATATCGGTCAGTTGACCACTTCTGCAGTGCAATCCATATTTGGTATGAATTTTGGCTCAGTAAATCAGTCAGTTAGTGGCGGCGGGAATCCATTGCAAACAGGTGTTCAAACTCCCCGAGGTTATTCTAACACAGTGAATCGTTCAGTAATAGATACTGCTTTCAATAGCATAATAGGTAATAACAAAATACCCAGTAACATATTTGCCAATCCAGTGTTGGGAGTTGATGCAAGGGCGCAAAGTTCACAAGTGGCTGCAGTCAATCAGTCATCTTCAATTTTACTTACTAAACTGGCACAGTCATCTGCAGGATTAGCAGTACTATCTCAGGTGCCTGGCGCCAACCAGATTTTATCATTGATAAAATCAGGACAAGGACTTGTGAATCAAATACAAGGTGCTTCGCAATTGCTGAGCAAGATCAGTAATCTTCCAGGAGCAGCCGACCTGTTGAGTAACATACCCGGAGCATCGGATATATTGTCAAATATTGAATTTTCGTCAGCCGCACTTGACATACCACTTGATTTAGCCGAACTTGATATTTCAGCATTTGAATTACCTGCAGATCTATTAGGCGGCGCTGACTCAGTTCTAGCCGACGCCGCACCATTGGCCGAAGAGGCCTTTGAGTTTATTGCTAGTTTCTGGTAATGTTAGGATATAAATACTAGTATGGCCACATTTATCGGGTATAGCACTATTAATCAGTACAAAAAATTCACGCTTACAGACGGGGAATTAGTCAAACGTGATTTACTAAATGCTTTTAATATTCGTCAAGGATCCCTACCAGGACGTCCTGATTATGGTTCCACATTGTTAGATTATGTTTTTGAAAATCAAGATACCACTACACAGACCGCTATCTTGGCAGAGATACAACGAATTGCCGGCGGCGATCCAAGAATCTATCTCAGTGATGTAAATTATTATCCTCAACTGAACGGAGTATTAATAGAATTGCAAGTACAAATAGTTCCTAGCACCACAGCAGAAAGATTAAGCATATTTTTTGATCAACAAGCAAGACGAGCCAGTTTTGTTTAACTACGCCGTTTATTTTTGCAATAAATAAAAGAAACGGAATATTATGGCACGTACCACAAGACAAACAGTTGTATTTGGTGTTGAGGATTGGAAAAGAATCTATCAAACCTATCGCGAAGCAGACTTTCAAAGTTATGACTTTGAAACCCTACGCAAGAGTTTTGTAGACTACATACGTCAATACTATCCTGAAAGTTTCAATGACTATATTGAAAGTTCAGAATTTATTGCCATGCTAGACGTCATTGCATTCATGGGGCAGGCCATGAGTTTCCGCAATGATTTAAACACAAGAGAAAATTACCTAGGCACAGCCGAACGCAGAGACAGCGTGGTCAAATTGGCTGAATTGGTCAGTTACACACCCAAGCGTAATCAAGCCGCACAAGGTTATCTCAAAGTATTCAGCGTACAGACTACAGAAAATGTCACAGACTTTAATGGTGTAAATTTAGCCAATGTTACTATAAACTGGAACGATCCTACCAACTTCAACTGGGTCGAACAATTTACTGCTATCCTTAATGCTGCCTTGGTCAACACACAACGTGTGGGTCGTCCAGGTGCCAAACAAACTATTGTAGGAGTTGACACATCAGAATACAGTATCAATTTAGTTCCTGGATTCTTGCCAGTAATTCCTTATACTGCCGCTGTGGACGGCATTGCTATGCCGTTTGAAGCAGTGAGTTCAACTTCTGTAGGCCGAGACTATGTGTATGAGCCTAGTCCTCTACCTAACGGTATTTTCAATGTGTTGTTCCGTAACGACCAACTGGGTTTTGCCAGCGCCAATACAGGTTACTTCTTTTACTTCAAACAAGGTGTGTTGCAAAATCAAGACTTCAATCTCGGAGAACGTATTGCCAATCGTACAGTTCCTATCAATATTGAAGGGGTCAACAACCAAGATCGTTGGTTGTATCAATTGGACACAGTGGGCAATGTTCAATTTGAATGGCAGTATGTGCAAAGTGTGTATGCCGCCGCTACAGAACAACTGGCACCAGATCAACGAAAATTATTTTCTGTGGTCAGCAGAACCAATGATCAGATCACACTCACATTTGGTGATGGTGTGTTTAGTACCATACCAGTGGGAACATTCCGTGCTTATGTTCGCGCATCAAACGGATTGGGATACATTATCAATCCTGAAGAAATGCAGAGTGTGGTCATACCCATCAGTTATGTAAGCCGTACGGGACAAATTGAAACTATCACATTCACTTGCGGCATCACACAACCTGTGAGCAATGCACAACCTCGTGAGACACTGGATGAAATCAAGCAACGTGCGCCTGCTAGATATTACACACAGAATCGCATGGTCAATGGTGAAGACTACAGCAACTTCCCGTTTACTCTTTACAACTCAATTATCAAAAGTAACGCACTGAATCGTGCCAGCATTGGTACCAGTCGTTATCTTGACCTAGTAGACAATACCGGCAAGTACTCAAGTACCAATACCTTTGGCAGTGATGGTGCTTTGTGGGAAGAAAATCAACTGCCCACTTTTAACTTCACCTGGCTCACACGTAATGACATAGCCACAGTGGTCACAAACAACATTCAGCCTTTGTTGGTTTCTACTGGATTAGATCAATTCTATTACGCAAATTTCCCCAGGCCCAATCTTGAAGTATTGAACTTCACCTGGAATCAAAGCACCACACTGGCAAATGAGACCACTGGTTACTTTGTAAACGCATTGGGTTTTCCTGCTGCCATCGGAACTTACAGTAGTACTGTGGGCAAATACATACAAGTGGGTTCTCTGGTACAATTTGTACCCCCTACCGGCTACTACTTTGACAGCAACAACAGACTCAAACTAGGAACACCTAGCCAGGACAACGACAAGTTGATTATCTGGGCCAGTCCCACTGCAATTGTGCTAGACGGGACCAATCAAGGTCAGGGCAATTTTTCAAATGGCACAGGGCCAGTTACACTCAATAACTTTGTACCCACAGGTGCTATCCCTGTTGAGGTTATCCCGCTGTTTGTGACAGATTTACCCAGCACCACAATAACTGACATTACCAATCAAATCGTATTATATCGTAATTTTGGACTGGGTTACGATAACACCACAGCCACTTGGTACGTGATCACCAGCACAAATTTAGCAGTTGATGCACCATTCAGTTTGGCCAATGCACAAAGTACATCGGGAACCAACCAAGATGCTAGTTGGTTGATACAGTTTGTTACTAACGGCACCACATATACTGTGACCAGTCGTGCGCTGTTTTACTTGTTTGGGTCCGTGCTACAAACTAGATTTTTCTTTGAAACTGCTCAACGCATTTATGACAGCCGTACAGGCACAGTGATTGCTGACTTTGTGAATGTATTAAAAACCAATTCAAGACCCGATACAAATGTTCCGTTACCTGGCGACATTCGAATGGCCATTGTTGGACAGCCAGTAGAAAGTGATGGCTTTGTTGATGACTATCAGGTGTTTGTGAGTTATCAAGATTCAGACAGCGATGGTGTGCCCGATGATCCGGACTTTTTTGATGAGATTGTGGCGCCGACAGTGAACCCCACTACCAAATTGGTATTCTTTGAAAAGACCGTGG